GGGATCTCCAGGAGCGGGGCATCATTCACGACCTCGTAGCGACCGCCGGAAGGATGAGTGCACCCGGGCCCCACGCAGAACGACTTGTGCCCGCTCCCGCGCAGGTCTCCCAGGTCCGCCCGGGTCTCCGGGTCCCGCAGGATGAACTTCTCCGCCGGCGCGTCGGGGCACCGGATATAGAAGTGCGAGCCATACCCGTCCTTGCGCCCGGTCCGGACGACGAACGTCTCGAGAAGTCGGTCGAGCACCCCGAGTTCCATGAGCCGGTCGGTCTGGTCCGCATCGAGGATGCAGACCCCGCCATCAGGCATGACCCCATAGTTCCCGCCGTTCGCAATGTGCTGCAGGAGTCGCGGGTCGTCATACGCATAATTCGCCATCGTCTGCCAGCCTTTCTCGATCGCCGGCTTGTCCCGGGCCTTGACCATAATGAACCGGCACTCGCGGAGCTGTTCTGGGATCGGCGATACATCTGTAGACGGGCTATCGGGTCCCGGGGCTGGAGGAGCGGCGGCCGCCTCCTCGGCCTGGAGGCGCTCGACTTCCGCCCGAGGTCGCATCTTACCCATATACCAGGTCATCGGTTCATGGGCTGTCATCGAATCACCCAGAATCCCGGGTTGTGAACCTTGAACTGCTCCCACCCGTAGATGACGCGAGAGTCCAGTTCGTCGCCCGTTGCCATACGGAACCGGCCGGGGGCGACCTCTTCCCATTCCTTCACTTTCGCGTTTACGGCCGGTATCAGCCCTTCTGCGATGATGATACCTCTCTCGACGTCGAGGAGGTATCCTAAGCTCTCTGATGGCCGGACGCCGAACGCTGCCAAACCCTGATCAGTTGAGGTCACTGATTATCGCCTCCTGAATGCTTTGCGCCGATCCGGGGCGCGCCCCCTCCCGGATCTGGGCCGGGATGTAGGGGTCGCTCACGCGACCACCGCCTGCTCTTGTAGTAGCGCCCGATATCGTAGGAGACGATCCACCGAATGGTGGCGCGAGGCGGTCGACCCGTCCACCGAATCCGCCCCAGCGTGGTGCGCGGCGAGGATCTGCCGCTCGGAGTTTACGCGCCCAATGTGACAATCAAGCCCCACGAGGTGCGCAAACTCGTACCAGTCTTTCGCAGTGCGCCATTTCCAGACCGTCGACCCTCCGACGAATATCCCGTCGATCCGGGTGATGACCGCAGGAATGAGATCATACACGCTCATCCCATCCTGCACTGGGAGGTATTTTCTCCAGTCGTCCGGGAGTTTCCCGACGTGCTCCATCGAGCGGACGAGCGATTGCAGACCCCCGGTGACGATATCGGGGAGCACCACGAACGTGGGTGCGATGCCCAGATCGACGATCTGCCGCACCAACCGGTAGAACCGCGCCTCGTCCCATATAGCGCGGTTAACATACGCTGAAAACGCCCCATTGTCGAGGGCGAACCGCCCATCTTCGCAGGGGCGGGGCACTTTGCCATAGGTCGGGGAGTATAGCAGATCCAATCCTGCCGCGAGACTAGCGTCGCGCCGGTCTGCACCGAACGGGGCCGCGAGATAGTATCTCACGCGACCACCGCCTGCGCCGCCATCAGCATCGCCGTGAGGATCGCCACGAGAAGGCAGAGTAGCAGTCCTGCGGTGATCCAGAGCGCGCGGTTTGGAGGGTAGATCATGTCTCTGCCCTCCGGCGTCGCCGGAGTTCCGCGGCGCACGCACATGAGCATGTCTGCTGCACGATATCGCGGCGCATCTGGTGCCGCACCTGCGAGAGGGGGAGCCGGAACTCCCTGCCGCACGCCTCGCATGTTAGGAAGACATATTGTGCCCCGAGTTTCCCCAGGTGCGGGTCGAGCCTCGCGCCGGGTGGGAGGGTGATATCGTCACTCATCGTCGCGCCCCTCCTGGAGGATATAGCGCACCTGATACGGCCACATCATCAACTCGACATCGCGCTCCGGGAGCACGAGCACCACCGGCAGGCCGTCGATATCGAACGAGACGGAGGCATCGCCAGGGGTCATGTCCGCACCTCCAGTACCGTCTGTCGGCTGTGTGTGTCGTCGAGTCGCCGCGCGTCAGTCACGAGCAGCGAGATCCTGCAGGACTCTTCCCGCCCCTCACGGACATCGTGCACGGCGTGGATCGGCATCGTGTAGACACGTCCCTGCTCGGTCAGCATCAGCGACCGATCGGTCTGCGAGCGCCGGAGCCGGAGCCCCTGCTCGACGTCGCGGAACGTGCCCGGCGCATCCCCCCAGTACCGCCGAGATACTACGACCTCGCGCCGTCGGTGCGCGGTGAGGTCAGCGAGCCGGGCGAGCGGCACCACGAACGTATCCCGGCCGATATCGAGTATCAGCGCGTCGGTGTAGAGATCCAGGCGCGCCTCACCTATAGGGACGAATGTCACCGGTACCGCCTCCCGAACGCCGCGGCGGGCGGGATCTCCTCGGGTGTCGCGGGCGGGTCGAAGACCTCTAGATTGAGGTGGATCGCCCAATCGCGCTCAAGCCGCGCGCCCTTGCTCTGCTCCCATCCCGGCAGCAGCAGCACCGCTGCGCGCGCCCGGGGCAGGAGCCGGAGGATCGCAATGTCGCCGTCGAGCCACTCTTGGTGCGAGACCTCCGGGCAGTCGATCTCGAACCCTGCTGTATTGAGGTGCGGCGTAAACGGAAACCAGCCCTTCCGCGCCGCCGCGACCGCATGTGCCCGGGCGACCGCGATGTTGTCCGCGACCGTGCGCCCGTTTGCGGGAGTGTAGGGGCCGGAGAGATAGAGGATCGGCCTCATGCGATCGCCCCCTCGGGCCATGCGGGCCGGCGCTCGTAAGCCGGGCACCCTTCGGTGTCGATGCACCCGATCGGGCACTCGAACCCGACCACATCGCCGTCCAGGCCGTAGAAGTCGATCACAAATAGCCACCAGTGCCGCTCACGGTAGTGCGACCGGCACCCGATACAGGAGTTCACGCTCGCACCCCTTTGCGCTGTGCTTCCAGGCGCGCCCGGAGTGCCCACCGGACCCCCTTCGGGACCGTGCGGACTCCGTAGCGCCGCATCGCGGTGTACACCGTGTTTGGGTTGCATCCAAGGCTCTCCGCGACCTGATCAGCAGAGAGGAACTCGCGCTCGATCTGTGTCCGGAGCCAGTGCTCGTCGCGGAGTTCGGGATATTTCGGGACCGGTGGAGTGGCTACAGGGAGGCGGTCCTCGATCCCCTTCATACGCCGGTACCGCGCGCGGTCGGATGCATTTTTACACGCTCGGCACCACGACCCGTGCCCGTCTCCCCGCTTCGAGTCCTTGCAGAACTCAGTTAAGGGCTTGACTTCGCCACACTTGGTGCAGCGCTTCGTCTCCGTCACACCTCTACCTCCATCATCCGCGCCTTGGTCGTCAGTACCCGGGAGATCCCGCACTCAGACCGGACGCCGTGCAGCACCTCGCGGAGCTCCACGACAGGGATCGAGTAGATCGTACCTCGCTCGACGAAGATGAGCGCCGCGCCAGGTTTCGACCGCCGGAGCCCGATGCCCTGCTCTACGTCGCAGTAGTGCCCTCCAGTGCCGATGTAGCGCCGGGAGAGTTGGCAGAACGAGGCTCGGCACTGCATCAGCGCAGAGAGCTTATCGAGCGGGGCGAGGTAGAGGTCGTCGCCAACCTCCAGCATCAGACTGTCGGTAAAAATGTCAAGGCGGGCAGTGCCCGCGTGGGCGAACATTATGCCGCCTCCAGATACTCTTCGGAGAGCCACATCGTATCGGTCGTGCCGTCGATGCGCATCAGGAGCACGTCGTCCGGGTCTCGTCCCGTGAGCCGGGCCTCGCCGGCGTGACGCAGCGTCATCCGAGCACCTCGACATCAGAGGTCGACATCCAGACTATACTCCTCGTCCCGGCAACGTGGACGAGGTACTGCTCGGTCACCGGGTAATATCGGAGCACCTCTCCGATCTCTCCCGGTGCAACCGGCACCGAGATCCGCACCTGGGCCCCATCCATGTCGTAGGTCATGGCGACCTCCTCCCGGCGCCGATCAGCAGTAGCGACTCCGGCGGACACCAGATCCGATCCGGAGCATCGTCCAGGGCGACGAGCATCTCGCGGGAGTCTGAGTTGTATCTATGCACGACTCCGGTCATATTCTGCAGATCGGGCGGATCCAGAATTCGCACTCTCATCCCAATCCATGGATGGCGCGTCAGATCCTTCTTATCGAAGGCGGCGGCCACCTCGGTCTCAGGAGGGTGCTCCGGGGCGTCACCATAGGTGATACCCTCTGGAGGCTCCTCACACTGCGTCACAGATACAACATCGCCGACAAAATCAGGATGCGAGTCCCGGGTCTTTGCGAGGCCCGGCCGCACCTTTTTGTACCATTGCGTCCGGATCGCGGCATCTGACCGCCCCGAGTCCGGGACGGCGCTCCGGTAGAGCGTGACACTCTCGGCCGCTGTCGTGGCGGGGCGTATCGCCGCGTCCTCCTCCGCCGTCCACTCTTTTAGGTGGGCCGGCGCCCGGCCCTTCGGCCGGGCAGGAGTGGTGTAGGTTGGAGCCTCTTCCGGCTCCGGCTCGACGAACTCAGGCGCCGCGGTCTCATAGGTCTGTGGGGGGGCGACGGCCGCCATATCGGCGTCCTGCTCATCCTGCTCGGCCTCGCAGGCCTCCCGCCTCCGGGTAATATCGCGCATCGCGTAGCAGGCGTCCTTGACCGGGCAAAGGACATCCGGGTTGTCGAGGTGCGGGCACGTCCCGTCGCCGTACGGGTAGGTGCACGGGTCGGCGTCGACCGCGTGCTCCGACCGATCGTCATAGTGCACGCACGGCCCGCTCGTCTGCGGCCGGATGATGGTCTCGCGCTCGATTGCCGCGCCGCGGGGTTCGTAGTGCGTCGCCGGGGCGCCTGGAGAGAATAGGGGTGGTTCCGCGCCGAGAGCGTGTTCTCGTGCCGCCGTCAGAACCGCGTTGACAAACCCCGTCGCCCGTGCCATTGTAACACCCTGTAGGTGTAGTACCACGAGGACGTTCGTGCCGTCATCGGCATCACCATTGACGAGATGATGCTTCTCGGTGTAACTCTCGGTCATTTCGGCACCTCCGCGATAGGCCTGGCCGACGCGCATACCTCCCGCATCAGGCGTTTGCGTGCTTCTGCGGCCGTTGAATCCGAGATCAACCGGTTGAGCAAGAGATGGTTGATCGACCGGGCGAGCCTGTCGAAACGCCGCCCCTCATTCGGTGTGAGCGCCTCGTATCCTTGCTCTTTGAGCTGATCGGTGATCGGGTCTACGAGGCACCCGAACTCTATCTGGATCGAGGTCATCGAGATCCCCCCTCTGGTGCGGGTTTTCATACCTGACCTCCGTTTGGTTCCATATGCGCTTTACAGAGCGTTTTGTTCAGGAAGAGCCGGGAGAGTTTCGCCTGTGATTTGGCGACCGGTGCGCCGCAGACCTCGCAGACCTCTCCATCCGGTGCAGTTGCCAGCGCTTGTGGTGCACTTGAGCCCCCTGCAGGCACCGAGGCCTCCGCCTTCGGTGGTGCACTCGGCGCCGGATCTGGTGCAGGGGCGGGGGGTTTGACGCACAGCGCGACCGCCGCTTTTGCCTGCTCCTCTGCGGTCGGGATTGGCTCGGGTTTGGCGTCCTGTTTCGACGCCTCCAGCACATCCGCCACCCGCTTCTCGATTGCAAGGACTTCTTCTGCCTGTGCGGCGGCCGCGTCTTGTTTCTCCGCCTTGGTTGCCTGTACCTCGTCCCGCGAGGGCTTGGTGATCTTCGGCTCCCGTTTCGCCTTCGGGACGGCCGGGGCCGACACGGGTTTCGTCTCTTCCACTACGACGAGCCGGGATACGTAGGCCCGGACCAGGGCCGCGGTCGCCTCGTCGGGCGAGCCGTTGGCCACGCCGATCAACTGGCCGATCGCAAACGCGAACACGTCCCGCGCCTCGTCGGGCGACTCTGCCTCGCCGGTGACGGTGAGCGCGATTGATTCGGAGTTGCCGATGTTGACCAGCGCCGACCAGGAGACGGTTTTGGAGGAGGTCATTCTGTCGCCTCCACGATGTCGCTGTCCTCGTCCTCGAAATCCGCGTTGTCTGACCCGCAGAAGGGGCAGAGGGTTTTGCGACTCATTCGCCCGCCCCCTTCTGCGCGTTCCACCACTCGCTGAAATGCTCGACGCAGAGCACCCGGTCGGTGTGCGGCCGGGTCTTCTCACGGATATCCTCCGGCACCGGGATCCCACAGACCTCACACGTTGTCGGGGACGCCGCAGGCACCTCACCGACGTAGCGCGGGGCGCGGTCCCCGGTGTCGATCTCCTCCGGCGAGTAGAGGCCCGAGATCCCAAAGGCTCTCCTGAGCGCGTGAGACTCGGCAACCTTGACGATCATGGTTTTCGGCTTGGTCTGCCAGAGATTCTTGCCGGTCGAATACTCCGAGAGCGACACCTCGACCTCGAACGGTCTGCTCATGTCCTTCCGATAGACGCGACACCAACCGACGAGATCGTCCCCGTCCTTGCGAGTCCCGGATTCCATGCCGTCAAATTTGCCGCTCCGGTGGGCAATTGCCAGGAACCCGTCGCGGCCGCAGAATATGGCGGCGGGGTTGTTGCCGTACTTGACCGCCCAGATTTGCTTGGCGAACGGGTCGAGCTGGTAGGTCTTGGCGAGCTGCATCAGGAGTAGGAACTCGTTCTCCGTGCAGTCGCGGGCACACATATCCCGGATGAGCTGGATCTGCTGCGGGTTGTACTGCGCCGGAATGATGCCGGCACCGCCGGTCGCGGGTAGGTCGGACATCAGTCCACCCCCACAGGGAGTACCGCGATGCATCCCATCTGCCGGTCGCCGAACCGTGCCTCGCCGTCGAGCCCGATCAGGAGCAGATGTGTTTTCCCGCCGCGCTCAATGCTGCCGATCTCGACATCATCGTAGCCGCACGCCTGGAGCGCCCGCAGCGCCCGGACTAGGGTCTCGATCCGATACTCGCCGACGTGGTGCGTCTGGTCGCCGTCCTCGAACGCGGCGACGTAGAACGCCCCGGCAGGGACGCCGGAGTCAGCATAGGTGCCGTAGGGGAGTGCGGGGATCATTCTCCCGCCTCCGGGCGCTCGTACTCAACACTGACACCGATCTCCTTGACCTCGACCTCGCAGCAGTCGTCGAGTGCGGCTTTGCCGAGCAACGCCTCAGCTTTGCCGATTGCGATGGTCGCACACTCGACAAACGCCTCCGCGCCGTGTTTCGCAAAGAAGAGTTTCGGGATCACCGTACGCTGCTTGCGAGTTCGGATCTTGAGGAGATAGTTCCCCATTTTGCTGACCCCGGCGGCTTTCGCCTGCTCGATGCAGGTCCGGCGCTCCTCCTCACACCGCTCGATCCGGCGCTTGAGGTCGAGGACGTCCGGGCGCGCATCGAACTCGCGCTGCAGGGCGGCGAGGTCCTCGCGGTATTCTTCTGCCCGGATCCGGGCCATGAACGCCCGCTCCAGGAGATTGTCGCTGGAGGGCAGAACTGCGTGGCCGCACTCTGCCGGATCCATGCTGCACTCGCTTCCATTCCCCTTGCACCCGCGGCAGGGGTTCTCGCAGTCGCAGGCCATCAGCACCGCCCCCACTCGGCCTGCATCTCCTCCAGCACGGAGACGGGGAGGTCCTCGACGTACCGCACCCGGTGGACGCGGCACTGCTCGTCGAGAGCCGCGGCCCGCTCGACCCGGAGTGCCTCGGCGCAGTCGGGGCAGATGCGGTCGGCAGTCGTCTCGCAGCCGCAGGAGCGGCAGGCGATCATGCGATCCGCGCGCCCGGGAAGACCGGCCTCGCGTGCGGCATGCTCCGCGGCCGCAACTATTATACGATCAAACGTATCATTCTGAGAGTCGGTTCCCGCCCCCGGTTTACAGGCGGTGGCGCAGGGGGCGACATAGGTATACCTTTTCGTCATAATTTCACTCTCTCCATATTGAGGTATGCCCGCAGCGCCATTTCTGTGGCAAACGATGCGGACACCCCCACATTTGAGGCGTAATCTCTGAGTCGATCCGCGACATCCTGGCTAACATAGACCTGGAGTCTTGGTTTTGGTTTTGCGCTGTTCTGCTGCCCCATAATCATAGATTCGTCTCATAGATATATAATGTATTCGGTTTGGCTCTACACCGATGATGGGTTGTTTTCAAGAATAGATGGATGTGAGGGGTAGATCAGTCCCACGGAAGGGGGATCACTCCCCGCAACCAGTATCCGAACAATGTGCAGACCGCCCCTATTACGATCTGGATTGCCGCCGCTTCGAGTGTCATTCTTCTACCACCCTTCGGATATCATCGTACGGCGACAGAATCGCCGGATCAGGGCAATGCTCGTCACACGAGTAGATGAGACGGCCGGACACCCCGGCCCCTCGGCACTCGATTTCCCAGGTCGCCGGACGGTAGCAACCCTTGGTGTCGCAGGTTTCGCAGACGTACCCCTCTAACGCGATCCTGTCGTGGATCAGCTCATGCAGCCGGAGCAACCCCTCCCAATCTATGATGAGCCGCCCCCCGGAGCCGTCCGGGTATATCTGCTGGATGCGGTATAGGGCCTGCTCCGGCGGGGCATCGGGGGCGCCCGCCTTGATGATCTCAAACATTTCGTCCATTGTCCTTCACTCCTCTACCAGTCCTGCCCGAACATGCGCCGGAACATAATGAGGGCGTCCTCCATGATGTTACAGCGGTGCTTGTAGTGCCGCCGCCCGTCTGCTGTTCGTAACCACTCCTGCCAGCCAGTCCAGGGGGCCTGAATGGTCCAGAGTTTCTGCCCGCACACCGGGCACCGGTATCGGGGGCCGAGGCTCGCCTCGATCGGTCGCCCAATGCCAATAGGATCCATGTCCTACCCACCCGCCGCCGCGATCACCAGGACCATGATCACCACTCCATACAGGATCGCGGTGAGAGCCTGCCGGCGCTGTTCTGAGTATCGCGCCTCTGCCAGCTGTCGTGCCCTCGCGGCCTCGACTGCCGCGAAGATCTGGTTGTCGATCTCCATCTCCCGGGCGTGCCGACGGACGATCTCCAGGCTCCAGGCGCACCAGTCTCTGGGAGGATATGCCCGTGCGATTCGGTCGGGGTCGGGGGGCTGAAACGCGTACGATAACTGGAGCTGGTCGCGAGGGTCGTGGCGATGGGGCCACTCTCCAGCGTGACCACCGGCGAGGGAGTTGCTCACAGCCTCGCCTCCTCCACCGTGTCCGGCTCCGGGCACCAGACCTGCGTGAGGTCCGCGAGCTCCTCAGCGTAGTCCTCCGCGACCGTCGCCTCGCGCCAGCCGTGACCGCCGGGGAGGTGGTCGTCGTAGATGTCCAGCCGCAGGTCGACGGCAGTCTCGGCCGGGATATCGAGCGGCATGAGGGTCACCATACGCCCGTCATCCAGCCGGAGCACGAGTTCGTTGATGATGATCCGGCCGCTCTCCTCGACGAGCACCATCGCAGATGAGACGGTCGCGTGTTCCAGGTCGTCCTGGACGATCCGCTCGAGTGCGCGACAGGCGTCGCCGGTGAGCGTTGTAGGGGGGGTTCGTGTTTCCATTTCTCTCACCTCACGGGTCAAGCCTCACAACCTTGACCCTCTTGTTTGCCCACTCCAGCGGCAGGTAGAGGGTTGCGGAGCTCTGCCGAGAGTATGCCCGCGGGACGCGCTCCAGGACCTCGTAGCCCTCGATCTCGTAGCGGTCGGGGGCGTCAGGGGCCATTACAGCCCCTCCGGTAGCGCGGCGATCTCGCTCGCCAGCCCGCGCAACTCTGCTGTCAGCGGAGATGTCGCAGAGATCCGGTAGCCGATCGCCCCGGCACCTCCCGTGCGGACGTTGTTGAGACCCCAGTTGTCCCCATCCATGCCGTTGTTTTGGACGTACCAGAGATACTCCGGGCCGGCCACAAACCAGTCGCCACCCCCGTATATGTCTTGGGTGTCAAACAGCCTATCGCCGGCAGGAGCGTTGAGGCCGCTCGGTCTCTCCCCTGTCTCGCGGATCTCGTGGGCGATCTCCTTTACCCGCTGAGTGATCGCGCGCTTTCTGACTTCGGCCGGGGCCTCCTGGCGCCGCTGCGCGGCCTCCTTCTGCCCCGCGATCGTCCGGTCGCCGGTGATGCCGAGAGCCTCCTCGACCTCCCGTGGATAAAACGTCACCCAGCCGAGGTTGTGGTCGTCGGCGTCCATCCCCATCGAGTCCTCGGTCGTGACGTAGAGCATGTGCTTGGCGATCTTCGCCCACTCGCTCCGGTCGATCCGGGCCGTGAGCCGGTAGGCCATCCCAAAATCCTCGGTCATGCCGGCCGGCACTAAGTGGAGGTTCTCGCGAGCCTGCCGCGCCGCTGCCTCGACCTCAGCCTTGTGGTCTGCAGGGCTCCGAATGATCGGCAGGGTCTTGCCGCACTTGGGGCAGACCGCTCCGACGCCCTCGACTGCCTCCATCACGGTTGCAGTCTCCTTAGTTGTCCCCGTGCAGCTGCACATGATGGGTTGGTTGTTTTTCACGCGGGCGGGGCCGTAGAACTGCCCCCCCTTGAGTTCCACTTCTACTTCTGCCCCGGAGGGGGTCTTGAGGATGTAGAGCCTGTCGAAGAGATCCATTTTGCTTCACCTGTTACAATACATACATTATACGTATTGGTATAAATAACTTTCCCCGTCCCATAACTCAGGGCAGGAATGGCACGAAGGATCAGGACTTTTTTTAATCACACCTACATGAGAAAAGTTATGATCTCTCATGCCCTACGTGCCCTGCCGGGGCACTTGGGGCACATGTCACCAGGAGTATTCCACGAGAGAAATATAGAAAAAGTCCCGTAGTAAAGTGCCCCATGTGTCCCGGAATATCAGATCGTAGAAAGTTATAAATAATAGCGGCTATAATATAGCGGTTGATGCCTACTGCGAAACACCAGAGATGGGAGACCTTGCGCCGCCGACGACGAACTGCGGCGCAGAGGAGG